TTAAAACATTAGATAGTGAAAAGAATAGACAACAAAAATCAGATGAAGGTAAACAAAGTCAAGAAATTACAGATAAACAAATACTTATGGATTGGATAAATTATATAACAGGTAATAAGGGGAATTGGTACAGAAATTTAGACTTATAAAGGGGTGAGAAAGTGGAGCTTAATATGCAACTTATAAATGAAATAGTAAATAGCCCTAGTGCTTATTTATCACTGTTTATATTGTTATTAGGGTATGTATTATACTCTTCTCAAACAAGAGAAAAAGAGATGAGAGAACAATTAGATAAAACCGTACCTGTTCTTGAAAAAATATTAATACGTTTAGATGTAATCGAAGATAAATTAGAAAGGTAATGATGTGTATGGATAAAATTATAAAACACAAAAACGCATATATTGATGCCTTTAAAAAAGGGGTAACAGGGGTTGAGAACAATGTTCTTTACCCTAATGTTGACTCTACTTCTCCATATTATACAGAACTTAATGAAGAACAAGAAATTAGTTCGTTTGCATATGAAGTAGGGAAAACTTTAAAAGGTAATATTGGTGGTTCTGGTGGTGGAGATAATAGTGGTACAACTATACCAAATCATAACCACGATGATAGGTATGCAAAAATAGTTCACGACCACGATGGTAGATATTATACTAAAATTCAAATTGATGAGTGGAGAGATAGACTTATAAATGGTGATTTGTTATTCAACAAGATAAATTCAAATCATATACAAGCAGGTACTATCGTAGCAGGTAGTACAATAATAGCAAATGGTGCAATAGGTGATGCTCAAATCAATAAAGTAAGTGCAGATAAACTTGATGCAGGAGTTGTTGACACATCAAAAGTAACAATATCGGGTGCTAATGGTAATTTAAAACTTAGAGGTAATAGACTTCAAGTATTTGAAGGCATAGGGTCTAAACAATTTGAAAGAGTATCTTTGGGTGATGTGAATGATGACGGTACTGTATATGGTCTTAGAGTACGTGGTGCAGACGGTCAAACTATATTGTATGATGAGAATGGAGTATATCGTGAAGGTATAACTGACGGTTCTATAAACAATGATAAAATAGCAGGAGATGCTAATATAGACGGTGGTAAACTTAATATACACTCTGTTATAGATAATATAAATAAAGATGGTACAGGTACAATACACGGTACTAAAATAGATATAGACGGAGAGAGTGTAACATCTAAAATATTTAATATCGAACTTAACCAAGATGAACAATCTGAAACAATAGAAAGACAACAATCAGAAATAGACCAAAATAAAGAACAAATAAAACTTAAAGTAAGTAACCAAAAGTACACGGAAGATATGGCATCTATGACAAGCAAGTTAGAAAAAGCCGAGTCTGACATAGAGATTTTAAACGAAGGTATAAAACTTACTGCAAGTAAAACAGAAGTACAAAATCAAATCAACAATCTTAAAGATTTCGTATCAGAAGAATTAGGTGATATAAGTGTTGGTGGAACTAACTACTTAAATAACTCTGCACCTCGTAAAGCTACTGTTGATGATTTAATAACGTGGGATAGAACATTAAATGGTACTCGTAGATTAACTTATTGGCAAGATTATAATGATAGTGTAGAAAACCCACAGATAGGTTATCATCCACATATAGACCTAGAAACCTTTCATTTCCCTTGTATAGCTCTTATAAACCGTAATGCGAAGTTTAGTATGGCTAACAGAGAACTAAGTCTTAGGCAGGAAATAAACAATGAAGAAGATATTATAATACCTAATGAACAATACGTAATATCTTTTGACGCATATTCTGATACGAGTTTATTTAGTTTCCACGGAGGACTTTATCATAAAAATGTCGAAAGTAATAATTATAACTACCATAGCGGAAGAATGGATATAACTATCTCACAAGATAATGTAGGTACTTGGAAAAGGTATAGTTATTCGTTTACAACTCACAAAGGAATAGACACATCAGAACCTATCTACTTTGTTATTAATGGTCATAACAATCCAGAGGGTAGTGGTTATATAAAAAATATAAAATTAGAGAAAGGGCATATCGTATCTCAATGGACTCCTTCACAAACCGACTCTAATGATAGTTTAAATGATGTTGTAAATGATATGAAAGATTTTGTAAACAAATCTATATCTGAATACAATACAAGTATAGATGTTAAGTTTGATGGCATAACTCAAAGCGTATCTAAAATAGATAAAACTGTTAATGGTGTTAAAAATGATTTAAGTAACTTAGAGATAGGTGCTAGAAACTTAGTTAAAAACTCTGCATTTATTGACGGTAAAAATAATTGGATATTAGGTGCTAATGTAATTATTGATACAACTAAAACTTTTAATGGGCATCCTTCTTGTAAAAGTGCACAAAAAGGACTTGCAAGTAGTGGTTACAGAGGATGTGAAAACTACAACCTACCTAATAAAAACTGTTTATCTATGAAAAAAGGAGATGTTTATACTGTAAGTTGTTGGTATTATGTTGAAGATAGAAACACTTTTAATGGAGCACTTGCCTTAGAATGTAAAGGTAAATTAGACAATAATACTTCTAACTCAACTATAATGCGTGTTAGTGTCGATAAAACTACTATGGTTGAAGGTCAATGGACTAAGATGTTTAAAACAATTACTGTTGATAAAGATTATAGGGATGTGTGTGTTAGAGCGTGGGTAGGTAGAGATGGTACTGCTTGGTTTACTGATTTTAAACTTGAAAAAGGTAATAAATCTACTGATTGGTCTCCTGCACCAGATGATATGAAAGATTATGTAGATAAAACTATAACTAATCAAAGTGCAAGTATAGATATTAAATTTGATAGTATAACAAATAGAGTAGAGTCTACTGAACAAACTGTTGATGGTGTCAATCAAAAATATACAGAACTTAAACAAACTGTTGATAGCTTTAATTTTACAGGTTTAGTTAAGTTTGAAGATTTATCTAAACTTGGTGGCACTATTATAAATGGTGGTAATATAGACACAACTAATCTTCGTGTAAAAGGTGAGTTGATAAGTGGTCAGATAAATGGTGTAGGTGGTATAAAATTTGCTCAAGGTGCAATTATATCTTCTTATGACTCTCATGTTGGAGGATATAAAGGCATACAAATATCTGCTCCTAGCATCAAACTTGGTGATAAAGTAGACATACATAGTGCTATAATGTATGGTGATGTTATTGGTAAAAATAATACTAGCTCTGGTACTACAACTTGGACTATGAGTAGTACAGGTGCTTTGAGTTGTGCTAGTGCTAAATTAAGTGGAACTTTGAGTGTAAGTGGTGCTATTTATGGTATGAATAATCTTGCACTAGCAAGAGGTTCACTATATGTACCTATCTTTGAAACAAATATTACTTGTGATTATATAAGAGGTGGAAACTCTTCTATAGCATTTACAGATACAGGTCCAATACACTTTATATATAATGGATTGAGAAGTTCATTTATTGCAGGAGGAGTAATATTTTTACCGCATGGCGGGAATGTAAATTGCGACCATTTTAGATTAGGAGCAGGAATTATGGCGTCTCCTTCTAGTGGTAGTTTTCACTTTTTAACCGCTAGCGGAAACACTTCACCACTATATGCAGGAATATTATATTCTGCAACTAGAATGTCTTTAGATGAACCTATGGTAGTTTCAAGTAATCCTGTTTTTGATAAGATAAATAGTATAGATGTAATAGAAACTAAAGATGGATTAAGGTTATACAACCCTATACCAACCACAAAAGCCATAGACAAATCAACCGAAGTTGTAAAGACTGAATATGATGAAGATAAAAACGAAATAAATACCAGCATAGATTATACATCTGCAATTTCTACACTATGGAAAGCAGTACAAGAATTAAAGCAAGAAAATGAAGAACTTAAAAAACTTATAAAAGGAGAGATTTAATATGAAAATAGGAATAGATATGGGTCATACATTAAGTGGAGAAGGAACAGGTTCTCAAGGTTGTGGTTACAAAGAACAAAACTTAACTAGAGAGCTTGGCAAAATCGTAATAGAGATGCTTAAAAAAGAAGGTCATACTATTTACGATTGTACAGTAGACAAATCAAAGAATAATGCTCAACAACTTATAGATAGAGTTAATAAAGCTAATAAACAACCGTTAGATTTATTCGTATCAATACACTTTAATGCTTGTGTTAATGATGAGAAAGGTAATGGTTATACAACAGGTACAGAAGTACTTTTACACTCTATGTCAAGTAAAGCGAAACCTTACGCAGAAAGAATAGTAAAGAAAATCGCAAATGTAGGTCTTAAAAATAGAGGAGTTAAAACACATAACGCATATGTACTTAAACACACTAAAGCGCCTGCATTATTAATAGAGACTTGCTTTATAGATGATAGAGATGATATGAATGTATACTTAAAAAGCCCTAGAAAGGTCGCTAAAGCGATTGTAGAAGGTATACTAGATAAAACTATAACTGATGTTACTGAAACACCTAAGACTGGCTTCTATCGTGTTTTAGTGGGTAGTTATAGGGATAAGAATAACGCTATTAAGAGACAAGAAGAACTCAAATCAAAAGGAATAGAAGCGTCATTAATATACTTCCAAGAATAGAATAAAAAAAGAGACGAGTAGTTGGGTACTCGTCTTTTTGTTCTGAACTTATATATAGTT